GCTCTCCGTGAGATTTCGCAAAATTATGAAAGGGGGAATTTGCACCATGCAAATCCAGAAAATCAGCATCAGCAAACTCAAACCGGCAAAATATAATCCGAGGGTTGATCTTCAACCAGGAACGCCAATGTATGAGAAAATCAAGCGTTCCATCCAAGAATTCGGCTATGTCGAGCCAATTATCGTAAATCAACGCAACAATACCATTGTCGGAGGCCATCAACGCCTGAAAATCCTCAAGGAACTGGGCGAAAAGGAAATAGACTGCGTGATCGTAGACCTGGACGAGAAGAGAGAGAAAGCCCTAAACGTTGCGCTGAATAAAGCCACTGGCACATGGGAGATACCAGCACTCAAAGACTTACTGGAGAGCATTGACGATGGATCCTTCGATGTCACCCTGACCGGCTTTGATTTGGAGGAAATAGAATTGCTTATGACGCAGACGCACCAAGAAGAACCGAAGAAAAAAGAAAAGGAGCCGAAAATTATCGTCTGCCCAAAATGCGGGCATGAGTTTGAAGCATTTACGCTGAAGGAATAAAAAAAGAAGCCCTATTCTGGCTTCTCAATAAAAGCCCACGAAGGTTATTTAAAGCGCTTGTCTGCCTCTTGTACAGTTTTTCTTTTCATGTCCCTGTACCAATCGGCCCGATCCTTATACCCCAGTTTATTGATGGCTTCATCCAGTTTAGCGAGTTCTTCCTCGGTATCCCTTACCTGAAAACGTGGATTATCAGTCATTACAACCCCTCCTGTTGAATAATGTAATATTCTCTAACAGTACGGAGAGCCTTTTATGGTTAAGCTCCGTACCGACAAACTTCCTTTTATTTTTACAGGCATTCAGCCCAACTAGCCCCTGCCCCATGCACAGATCCCCGATAACCCCATATTCCTCGTTTGCGCATATCCACTCAATGATATCTTCTTCGTCCATATAATCCAGCTGAGGCTTTTTAAACTTCCTGCTGCCCCGTACCACATAGCAAAGTTTGTTTTTTCCATGGTAATAGGTGCTGTTGTAAAACGTCACATACTTATACTGTTTTCGCGTTTCAATAATAAAGTCTGCCAGGTATTCCTTACCCACTTCCACATAGCAGGCCTGTGGGCATATTTCCCCTATACACTCAAACAACCGCTTGTAAAACCGTTCAAAGCTATCTACTCTCTCGGTTTTATCGGCCTTCATGTAGAATGTATTTATGTTTCCCAGGTTCCAAGGCGGATCAACAAAAACAAGGTCTGCAGCCTTCATAAACTCTGGCAGGGGATTAAATATATCATGCACTTGGATTATGCTACCATCCTCAAATTCATACGGCTCATTCCCCAGTGGATATCTCAGGTATGCATCACTATAGTTATATTCAGCCATTTCCTACCTCCTGCATCTCCCACGATCGGGAGTATGTCTGATTCTTAAATAATTCTGCAATTCCCGTAACTTGTTTGAGCCGGAATACTTCTTCCAACTCCATGCCCAAATGCTTAGCAATTGCTTCATCATCTTCGCCCTGTTCAAACAGCGCTCTCACCAGGTCGCCCATAAGGTCAACCTGGTGTACGCCACGGGCTCGGTTAAACTGAACGGTTGCGGCCATCCTTTGCGCCGGCACCTGGTCCAGTACATATATTGATATCTCTTTGGCCTGCAGAACGTTTTTAAAAATGTCATACCTGTGGAAGCCATCCACAATAACAAACTTCTGCAGATCCTCGTCCCAAACTGTAACTATGCCAAAACAAAAGCCATTATCCACTATGGATTGTCTCAGTAATTCCATGTTTTTACTGTCTACGCTGTTGGGATTATAGTTATTGGCCTGAACTAACTCTATCGGTGCAACGATAGCTGTCTGAGATACTAATTTAATTGGGCCGTATTTTGTTTTTATCACCGGAGTGTCCGGTATCAAGAACGTCCCGTATTCTTCCGTTTTTATTTCCCTCACAGTAATTCCCTCCACTTTTTTATTGTCTCTTCTCTTGGATCCGGTTTGTTATCCACCGGTAGGTTGTTCTCGTAATCATTCAGGATGAGCTGCCGGCACTCCTGGCGTGCTACATAATTATTATCAAGGTACCTGGCAAACCGTTTGACGAATATCTCTTTTTTAGTCGGATCCGGATACGTCTCAAGCAGGAAGTCCCTATATTCCTTCCAGCTTTTATAGTTTTTCGGCAGCTTACTCACCCGGAGCATCTGACTGTTTTTACCGTAGATATGGCCTACCGCAATGCCGTCAATCCGTTTCAGTAGTTTGTCATAGGTTTTAGGTTCAAATTCCGGTAGCTCTACTAGCGCCTTGAAGGACTTCTCGTGGATCAGGCTGGATACTCTAATCTCCTGCAATCCCATACCCTTCTTGTACTGGAAATCATATATCTTGCTGTACTTCAGATTGTTGTCATATATATATTTCCATATATCATGAAAATTCCAGTCATACAATGGGTAGAAATTTACATTTCCGCCATTACCTTTTGTGCACCAACAAATATCCTTATACCCCGGATTCTTTGATACAGCCCGCCATCTATTCGGGCTCTCTGTAGCGCGGAGGCCAACAAGGAAAGCAGTATCATGCCGGGAATTCTGGAAGTTGTCCAGTGCGTCATAAAAGCCGAATCCCTTGTTCTTATCTCTGATTGTCTCCTTCGCCCGATCCCACGGCTTATATTGGATGCTATCTGGTTCCTTGGTGCGCATCCACAGTTCATGTTTGCCGCGCTCCCAGCATTTGAGCTGGCCGTCTTTTATCGACGTTGAATTCGTGAGATTGAATTCAATTTGGAACCATAACTTTATGGTGTTTTCCGGATACAAACTCATGATGTATTTTGTCTGATTGACTGTACTCTCATACACTACTTCTTCATCCAAAAAAAATACACCTATTCTACGTCCGCGCCGGTGGGCCTCCGATAATGCCAGATGTGCCAATACTGTACTATCCTTGCCTCCGGAAATACTAACACATATGTTTTCAAACTCATCAAAAATATATGATATTCTTTCTTTTACGGCTTCCAATACGTTTTTATTGATATATACTTGCTTGAGCATATATTGCATCTAGCCTCGCTTTCCATTCCGCAAACTCTTTAATTATAACAGAGTCGATTGGTAATGTAGTGCATAGATATTTAATCGTAGTCATGCCGGTAACTTTCAGAAAATTATTCATATTAAGGCGCCTGTAATGGGTATCAATGACAATGTACTGTCCCTTTGCTCTAATCTCGTCATAAGATAATACATTTTCAAGTTTAAATCGTTTGTTCCTCGCAATATAAAGCTGATCTGGTTGTACAGCTTTCTTTTTTAGATCGCCGGCAAACAGCTGCAGAACTCTCGGAACCGTGTCCGGATCCTTATTGCCCAAATTATTGAATAGATCCTCCTTCTTTGCCTCATACCTTGCCTTGTCGTTTTCTGATATCTCCACCGGTATCAGGTCCATCCTTACCTTGTGGGGTTTGATTTGGATGTCTTCCTGCTGCAGGAAAATGTAATCAAACGACTTTCCTTTGTACTTCCCCTTATTCAAAAAGTCCAGAAGAATCATAAAATCATCCTTCGTATCGATGATCGGAAAGTGATCGAATATGATCTTGTGCGGCGTCTGGTTGAGGTAGTGGTGAGCGCAGTTGTATATAAGCTCGCTCCGGTTCTGCGTCCGCATGCACCCATCCATGATAATAAGGCTGTCGTTCCCGATCTCTTCCAGGAGCCGGTAGAAAAATTTGTACATTTCAATATCTGCATATTCAATGTACTCTATTTCACAGTCAGCCTTGTACTTTACCGGGAAATCCTTATAGTAAAAGCAGAATACTTTTTTAATGTTTTTCCCGGTCAAAAGTTCATCAATTACTTTCTGTTTCTCCCTCTGTCCCAAGCCGATCCTTATCATGTAGATCATCCTTTCCATCAAGCCAGGCGGATATGTTCGCCCTGTTCTTTTTCAGCTCACATTTAAACCAATCGCATAGATTACCTTTTCGATGCAGGTTTGACAGTATCCTCTCATCAATCTTGCTCCTGGCGCATATGTCAACAATCCTCACATTATTATCTTGTCCCAGCCGGTGGACCCGGTCCTCTGACTGTGCCCTTGTCGCCCAATTAAAATCATTTGAATAGTATATCATATTTGAACAAAACTGCAGGTTTAGTCCGTAACCTCCACACGCCTTATTGGCTATAAGAAACTGAGCTTCATTTCTGAATTTTTCCATCTCGATATTTCTATTTTTTAAACTAATCCCGCCGTGAAACTGTGCTACACTGCTCTCGCCGTATTTATCCCGCAACACCTTGCCGACGTCATCTATTTCCATTCTATATTTACACCATATTATTATCTTATTATCAACTCCGCCAACTTCATCCAGCAGCGCCTCAATCCGTGGGTTATCCAGCGGATTCGTAAACAAAGGAATACTTTTTAATGGATCTACGCTGACTATTTCATTCCCACTGGCAACCTGCTGCAGGCCCGTAAAAAGCTTATATATCGTCGTACTGTCGAACTCATCGACATTGACCAACAGTTGATCTTTTGCGTTATAATACGCGAAATCCTGCTCTTTTGTCAGCCAGAAATAACGTGTGCGGTATTTTTTTTCAGGCAACTTTATACATTCGTCCTTATTTACAATATACGAGTACGGAGCTATTTTTCTTGTAAGGTAGTCCACATTGAGTACATTGCATACCTTGCCGTACTCATCGTACTCCAAGTGATTTGCCGCAAAGCTCCAGAATGAGTGATAGCCCAATATACGCTCATCCAGGATAAACCACTGGGCAAATAAATCAGCTTCGTTTTTGCTGACCGGGGTGCCATTCAGGATCAGGCGATAAGCGCATGACTTTGCCAGTGCCGCTATTCTTTTTGTACGCTTCGCAAAATGATTTTTAACAAGGTTGCTCTCGTCCACCACTAAAAAAACCTTCTTTTCAGCAACCAAATTCAGCAGTTTCAGATATAACCTGTCTGACTGAGACAGGCTCTCAATGCCATCCACCGTAAACATACGGGTATCATCCGCTACATGCTTTGCTAGTTCTGCCTTGATTGTGGGCTTGACGGAGCATGGGCATAAACACAGCACATGATCAACCTTGCCAGCATCGTAACGCAAAGCAATAAGCTCCAGCGCTGTTCGGGTTTTACCGGTACCCATCTCCATATATAGTGCTCCGACTTTCAGGTGCCGGAGCTTTTCAAAGGCTGCTATTTGGTGTGGAAGGAGTTGAGTTTTAAAAATCATCTTTCTCTCCTGCGTAAATCAATTAAATCCTGCTGTGCCCATCCATAAAGTGTTTCAGGGCTATTCTCGTAATCCTCAATAAACTCTCTTTCTGCCTCCGCTGCTTCTCTGGCACAGTCGCAACCATTTAACAACAGCTCTCCGCAATAAGGACAAAACAACTTTTTCATATCATTTCTCCTCTCAATCATCCTTTAAATCCTCAATAGTTCCAATATCCCGCATGATTCCTTCCAGTCCTTTTGGTTTCTCCTGCTCCGGTGCTTTCTCTGGCTTGACCGTAGTGATCTCTAGGTTGGTCTTATATTCCTCGATTGCTTTTAATGCTCCCGGGCCAAACCTAAAGCCGTACAATTCCGCAAAATCCTCAACCTCGCGGAAATACTTAACTGGCACCACAACACTGGGGCTTGAATAACTTGACCCCGGAAGAGATCTAGCTGTCTCATATAACGACTCATCCCGCCTTTGCCAACCTATATGCAATTCCCCCTTAGTGTTTGCCGGCACCGATATCCATCTTGTATGTTCCAATTCAAATCCTGCGTTGACAGCTTTGTCAGCAGCTTCGACATTATCTATTGCCACCGGATAACCCATACTCAACAGCTTATTTCCCACCTCAGCCGCCCGATCTACCGGTGAGCCAGTGCGAAAAGAGATTTTTTTAACCCATCCAGATCCGGTGACCCAACTGTAGCCAGCATCCTTGCAGGTTTCGATGATTCTCTCATCCTTCTTGGATATAACAGTAATCGTAGTCTCAGTAACTCTTATCTCCACTGGCGTTTCGTCCACCGGTTTTTCAGGCCGTAGTATCCGTATTTTCGCTTTACATTCCTTTTCCTCTTCATTTTTGATCTCCGCATCTACATCGGCAGGAGCCATGAAGGCAACCATAGTCAGCAATTCCTTGAAACCTTTATTCCGGTTGTCAATCCAGAATCTTGCCTCGGTCATACCGAACAGCCTCTCATAGGCTTCTACGCCTTTGGGCTTGAGGCTTGAAACATAATCCTGGCCCAATTCATATTTTTCAAACCTTATTTTTTCAGCCCAAAATATCTGCTTTTCTGAACCTTCGAGCTTTGGGAAACATGCATCTTCCATAGCTTTTTGACGTTTCTCATCCTTTTCCGCTTTCCAGCAGTCAGGACAAAGGCCGTACTCCGCACCCTCCTTCTCTCTCCAAAACTCTTTTGAGTTTTTTGTCGATGTATTCGTATAGGTTGGCCTTGAATATTCTTGTTTGCATTTTTCACAAAAGAAATTCATTATCATGATTGTTTCCCCTTTGTGCGTATCTCCCATTCGCCGCATTTCTGCGCCCACCCTACGCCGCGTGGAGGCTGGGATATTGCAGGGCAACCGGAATAAACCCGGCTATAATCTGCTATTCTTCATCATCAAAGAGCAATTTACCAGCCCCGTTCCAGTGATATGCAAGGCTTTCGACTTGTGACCTTGCAATGTCGGGGTATTTAAAATTAATACTTTTTAGCTCGTTTTCGATACGATTCACATATGAATCGTAATCCTTTATAACTTCTACTCCGCCACCTGACTGGATTTTTTTAACGGTTTCTTGCCTTGCAATATCAATTATGTACTTTTTTATCTCTACACGGGTTTGACCTTCATTGTAGAGTGATCCAAATACTTCGTTATCTTTCATCGCTAATAGCTCATCTAGTTCCTTCTTTACCATGGCTACGAACTCTGAATTTTTCATACTTTCGACTTCCTTTCAAATTTACTTTATATACTTATTGTACCCCATATGTACTCCGCTGTCAATACCTTTTCAAAATATTTTTGTCGTTTTTGTGTCGCATATATCCCGTGATTTGCATTGTCGTTTTAGCCATGATACAATAGTTACAATAGTATAGTTGTAGCTAAGTAAAGCCGTTTGGGTTGACCGCCCAAGCGGCTTTTTTGTTGCGCAAAAACGGGGTGAGAAAGAATGGCAAAAGTCGGCAGGCCTGCAACACCAACGGTTTTAAAGGTTTTAAACGGGAACCCTGGGAAGCGTCCGCTTAATCAGGATGAACCGAAGCCAAAGCCTGTCATGCCTCCATGCCCCAAAGTGTTGAAAGGTGAAGCCCTTGCGGAGTGGGAGCGCATGTCCGTAAAGTTGCAGGAACTTGGGCTACTGACTGAGATTGACAACGCTGCGCTTGCTGCTTATTGCCAATGTTATGCCCGGTGGATGCAGGCAGAGGAATTCCTTGAAAAGTACAGCCATGACACAAACGGCAATTTCAACGGATTTATGATTAAAACCACATCCGGATATTTACAGCAGCTTCCGCAAGTGTCCATTGCGCAACGATATGCAAAGTTAATGAGTGATTACCTTGGAAAATTCGGGCTTTCCCCGGCGGATAGGGCGGGGCTTGTGACACCGAACGCACCGGAAAAGGCAAGCAAATTCAGCCGGACGTTAAGCGGGTGATGGCATGACGCAGGGCGAGATTGCGGCACGACAGGCGATTGACTTTGTAACAGGTTTAAAACACGTAAAAGACCCATGGCATGGATGCTACTTTGATTTATTACCTTGGGAAGACCGGATTATCCGGGATGTATACGGAACCTTGAAAACAGATGGGACGAGACAATACCGAATGGTGTATGTCGAAATCCCGAAAAAGAACGGTAAAACCGAATTGATCAGTGCCCTTGGATTAAAGCAATTATGCGCTGATGGGGAATGGGCTGGTGAAATCTATGGGTGTGCGGCGGATAAAGGACAAGCAAGCCTTGCGTTTGACGTAGCGGTTGAAATGGTTGACCAGGAGCCGGAACTAAGGAAAAGAATCATTCCGATTTTATCACGCAAGCGGCTGGTGTATAAACCGACAAAATCATTTTACCAGGTATTGTCGGCGGAAGTTTACACAAAACACGGATTGAACGTTTCGACTTGCTTGTTTGATGAACTACATGCACAGCCTAACCGGAATTTATACGACGTTATGACATTTGGCTCCGGAGATGCAAGGCGGCAGCCATTATACTTCTTCATCACAACCGCAGGCCGGGACCCGGAAAGGACATCCATCGGATGGGAAGTACACAAAAAAGCTGAAGACATCCTGCTCGGAAAGAAGATCGATCCCACATTTTACCCGGTGATATTCGGATTTGACCCTGAAGCAAAGCGTATCTGGACCGGATGGGGTTGTGAAAAGTGGGAAGGCGAGGACGTTAAGGAAGCGTGGAAAGATCAAAGAATCTGGAAAATGGTCAATCCATCGGACGGTATCACGGTAAGGGACGGAGCGGTAAAAGAATCGTTTGACAGCGTAAGCGGAAGCGAATCAGACGAGATCAATTTCCAGCAACTAAGGTTAAACATTTGGGTGAAGACAAAATCCTCCAAGTGGCTGCCTATGGAAGTTTGGAACCAGAATGCAGGGTTGATTGTGCCGGAGAGATTGAAACGCAGGAAGTGTTTCGGGGGGTTGGACTTATCAAGCAAATTGGACATAACGGCATTTGCACTATTGTTTCCGCCTGATGACGAGCATCCGAAATGGTGCATCCTCCCGTTTTTCTGGATACCTGAAGATAACATGTGGGAGAGAGTGGAAAAAGACCATGTTCCATATGACAGATGGGAAAAGGCAGGACTCATCAAGGCGACACCAGGCAACGTAATTGATTACAAGTTCATCGAGAAAGCCATTATCGGGCTGAAAGATGACTATGACATTCAGGAAATCGGATTCGATCCATGGAACGCAATGCAGACATCCATTGTTTTGGAAGACAACGGGATTCATCCGGAGCCGGTAAGACAGGGATACAAGGACATGTCCCCGGCCATGAAAGAGATACAGGCATTACTGACAAGCAGACATATGAACCACGGCAACAACCCGGTACTGAATTGGATGTTTGACAACCTGGAAGTCAAGCAGGATGAAAACGACAACGTAAGGCCGGTGAAATCACAGGACAAAACAAAGCGGATTGACGGATTTGTAGCTTTAGTCAATGCCATGAATCGGGCGTTAAACGCCATAAATGAAGAAAGCGTGTTTGAGAAGAGAGAAGCGCGCGCATTGTAAAGGGGGTAAGGCATGAACGTTATCGACAGGTTAAGATTTGCATTTTCCAATAGTTTTAATGATTACGTCAAAGCGTTTTTACACGGAGACGATTCAACAAATTCGGAATCACAGATCAACCGTGAAGTTGCATTATGTTATTCTGCCATATTCGCCTGTACTCGTGTGTTGAGTGAAACACTTGCAAGTATGCCTGCGTTTGTATATAGGCGAGAAGATGAAAAAAGCAAGGTGTTGGGTAATGACATCGGGCTTTATGACATCCTTCACTATGAACCGAATTACGAAATGGCCCCGTTCAACTTTAAAGAATCTCTGATGATGAACCTTTGTTTGGGTGGAAACGCCTATGCACAGAAAGTATTCAGCAAAGCAAAAGTGCCTGAACTACTAGCGTTGTACCCGTTAGATTACGAAAACGTTATTTGTGAGCGGGACAATGAAACAAAGAAACTTACATATAAAGTTAAAGACGGAGCCTCACAAAAAACCTTGACAAGGGACTATATCTTTCATATCCCTGGCGTAAGCATGAACGGTATAACAGGGTTAATCCCGATCAATTACGCGACAAAAGCAATCAATCTTGGACTTACATATGAATCATTCGGTGTGAACTTCTATAAGAACGGCGCAAATACAAACCTTGTGGTTTTTCATCCAAAAGCATTAAGCGACATCGCGTTTAATAGGTTCAAAAGCCAGTTTGACAAAAGAACCGGCGTAGATCACGTCAACAAGCCTTTGTATATAGAAGAGGGCACAAACATAAAAGAACTCACCATAAAGCCCGTAGACGCGCAACTCCTTGAATCGAAGTATTTTCAAATAGAGGAAATCTGCAGATTCTACCGCGTGCCGCTGCATTTGGTTCAACACCTTCTTAGAGCCACAAACAACAACATCGAGCATCAGGGGCTTGAATTTGTCATATACACTATGCTCCCATGGGCGAAAAGGATTGAAGAAAATATCAATCTTCAATTACTCACAAGAGATCAGCGCAAAGCGGGATATTATACGGAATTCAAATTTGATTCCCTTTTAAGGGGCGACATTAAAAGCCGTTACGAAGCCTATGCGCAGGGGCGGCTAAATTCTTGGCTCAGTGCAAACGACATCAGAAGATTGGAAAATATGAATCCGATTGATGGGGGTGACACATACATCCAACCTTTAAATTACATCGATATAACAAAAGCTGATGATTATTTTTCAAAACAAAGCGATGCAAAGAAAGCTTTAGCGGAAGAGATATTCAAAATGATAGACAAAGAAAAACAATTGCGAGGCATGAGATGAAAAGACGCTTTTGCAAGGAGCATTCAATTTTACTAATTGAGATTCCATATACAGCGAAAAAAATTGATGACTATTTAAAATTTTTAGTTAAGAAAAAGATGGTTGTATAGCCATGGTTGAAGCCATTTTAAAAATGCTTGAAAATAAAGGAGATGGTCAGAATGTTCAAAAATAAATTCTGGAAATTCCAAGCCAAAGCAGATAAATCCGGCGACCTATTACTTTACGGTGAGATATCGTCTGTTTCATGGTGGGGGGATGAGGTCACGCCGAAGGAATTCAAAAAGGACTTGGATGCACTGGGCGACATCGACATTTTAAACATCTACGTAAACAGCCCCGGTGGTGATGTATTTGCGGCACAAGCCATGGTATCCATGCTGAAACGCCATAGCGCAGAAAAGAATGTTTATGTTGATGGATTAATGGCGAGTGCAGCAACGTTTTTCACTGGTGTCGGGAAAGTCTTTATGCCATCCAACGCAATGATGATGATACATAATCCATCTGCGCTTGTATGGGGCAATGCCACCGATATGCGCAAAATGGCAGATGACCTTGACAAAATCCGCGAATCCATGCTTGCCATATACCGCGATAAAACCGGAATGACGGATGAAGAGATTATTCCCTTACTCGATGCCGAAACGTGGATGACCGCTGATGATGCCATGGAATATGGATTCATTGACGAGATCGAGGAAGAAAAGAAAGTTGCCGCGTCTATTTCCAATACTATTCTAACCATTAACGGAATTCAGGCAGACATGACAAGATTCAAGCACTCAGACACGCTAATTCAGAAGTTTAAACCTTATGAGAAACCCCAGGACGTAATTATATCTGCCGGAAAACCGCCAGAGAAATCAGAGGAATTCCGGTCCGCGCCGGTTGACCTATATCAAAAATTAGTTACCAATCATGAAAGGAGAACGAGAATATGAGAGGGCAATTGAAAGCCAAAATTGACGCTCAAAACGCCATTGTCAAAACTGCCATCGACGCAAAACGGGCAATGACGGAAGACGAGCAGACACAGTTTAACGCTCTGGAAACAGAGATCAAGAACCTTGAGGCGACCATCAAGGCGCAGGACTTGCTCGAACAGAGAGCAAAGGACGCACAGACGCCCGCCCAGGAACCCATTTATGCGCAGCCGAAGAGTAACAAACCCGTATGGAATTCATTTGGAGAATTCCTGGGGGCGGTGAGGAATGCCGCAAAACCCGGAGGAAGTGTCGATAGCAGACTGTTGATTAAAGACGCTGCATCGGGCGCAAGCGAAACAGTCATGGAAGACGGCGGGTTCCTTGTTGGAAAGGACTTTGTTACCGAACTCCTGAAAAGGACTTACGAAACAAGCGTCCTTGCCAACCGTTGCCGCAGGATTCCCATTTCAGCCAATTCAAACGGGTTGAAGATCAACACCGTAGAGGAAACCAGCAGGGCGAACGGTTCAAGGTGGGGCGGCGTTCAAGCATACTGGGAAGGCGAAGCCGAAACAGTCACCGCGTCCAAACCGAAATTTGGATTGCTTGAACTGAACCTGAAAAAGTTAATCGGCCTTTGCTATGCAACCGGCGAATTGCTTGCGGATGCAACTGCGATTGAATCCGTGATTTCCCAAGCGTTTGCAGAGGAATTCGGTTTCAAAGTGGATGACGCAATCTTCCGCGGAACCGGCGCGGGACAGCCGCTCGGATTCCTCAACAGCCCCGCTCTGATCAGTGTAGCAAAGACCTCGTCACAGACCGCAGACACCATCACCCTCAACAACATTCTGGACATGTGGACCAGGATGTGGGCAAGGTCACGGACAAACGCAATCTGGTTAGTCAATCAGGAATGCGAACCGCAACTGACCAAGATGTATCTGCCGACAGGTTCATCTTCCGGCGTATCGGTGTATATGCCGCCCACGGGCGTATCACAGTCGCAGTATTACACCTTGTTCGGGCGTCCTGTTATCCCTGTTGAATACGCATCCGCACTGGGCGACGAGGGCGATATCAGCCTTGTTGATTTAAGTCAGTATATGCTGATCGACAAAGGCGGAGTCAACGCAGCTTCATCTGTCCATGTAAGGTTCCTGTACGACGAATCCGTGTTTAGGTTCATTTACAGGGTGGATGGACAGCCGATATGGAAAAAACCGCTCACTCCCTATAAAGGAGCGTCCACGTTATCCCCGTTTGTAACACTTCAGGCGAGAGCCTAATTTGAGAGAAAGGAGAGATATGACATGTTGAATGAAAAATACGATATCAGAACAGCAATTTATCCAAGGTCCGTATCGTCCGCAGGCACGACATCCATATATTTCAACCTTGCCAAACACGGTACGGCAACATTCATATGGGACATTGCACCGACAGGTCTGACCATGACCTCCACGGGCCTTGTTTATCAGGCAACGGATGAAGCCGGGACAAGCGGCGCGTCAATCACCGCAACGTCAACAGTGGTATATGCAACCAGCAACCTGACCGAAGCGACCATCACGCCGTCCATTTCAGCCGGTGAGACAAACGCCACTGTGACCATCAACGGACTGACATTCACCGCTCAAACAGCCGGCGTGACATCCACTACATCGAGCAGGCAATTCACCGGAAATACAGCCAATGTATCCACCACCATCACGAACCTTGCGGCCATCGTCAACGATGACACTTACGGCGTACCGGGTGTGAGGGCGTTGGCGGGCAGCGCAACCTTGACGCTGTATCTGGACGAAGATCCTGTCAAGTATCTGGAAAGCGGGTACTATGGCATGGCGATCACATCCAGTAACACCACCGACCTGACCATTGGCGCGGCGCACATGCAGGGCATGATTGAGGTCAAGGACAGCCAACTGACCCTAAGTTCAGATTTCACCCATGTTGCACTGAATGTCATCAACACATCGGCCAACTATACATCGGCGGTCATCATCAGGGGCGAATCGAGGTATGCGGCACCGCAGCAGATTTGTCCGAGGACAAGGATTTAACAAGACGGGGCGGGGCAACCCGCCCCTATTTGGGAGGGTGGGGAATGAATCAGTTTTTGATTTCGATTAAAGCGGAAAACGGACAGGCAAAAGTTGACTTTTCCTTCAACGGCGAGCCGGTCAAGGGACTGTTTGCGGTTAACATGATCGCCAATACCAGAACGGGTGAGTTTGGACTGAATGGAATAAGGTTCAAGACAGACGAAAACGGCAACTTTTTTGTAGACCCGCAAACCAACGATACCGCCATGGAAGGAATCAATTTGCTTGGATTACTGGAAAATGGAATCCCCATGAAGGAAAGAATAGACCGGATTTCCAAGGAACTTGACTTTGAACTTCAGAACATCAAGGACACTTCGACATTAAGGGCAAGAAACATGATAAAGGAGAGATTGTCATGTTAAAGCTAGTGACCGCCGTATCAAATGAACCTGTGACACTAAGTGAAGCAAAGGCATATTTGCGGCTTGATTCAACGTCGTTTGAAGACAACATTTCCGTTGTGCAGTCAATTGCCGGAGGATATCACGCCACGGCGGGACTGACGGGCACAAGCACAAGCATCACAGGGCATACGGCCTTAGTCTTGTTGGAGCCGTTTAATTTGAGCGCAGGCGCGACGGTGGATGTAGATATCTACGAATCCGACGACGGAGTGACCTTTACGGAATGGACGGCAGGCGGGACGTTTACGCAGGTGACGACAGCCAACGATACGACCAATCAACAGGTGGAGTACACGGGAACAAAGGCGTACATAGAAGCCTATGCCGTTGTCACGGGAGCAGATGCAAACTTCTCTGTATCCATTATCAAGAGCGCGCCGACATCCACGGAAGACACATTCATTACAGGTTTAATCAAAGTTGCCAGAGAGTATTGCGAGAACTACCAACATAGAGCGCTTGCAACACAGACATGGGATTTAGTTCTGGATGACTTCCCGGATGAAGACTTTATCGAGTTACCTAAAGCACCGTTACAATCCGTCACAAGCATAACCTACATTGATTCAGCTGGGACAACAGCTACCATGACGGCAAGTCTATCCGGATACTTCGTGGATACTAACGAGCCGGGGAAAGTGTGTTTATCCTATGGCATTACCTGGCCGTCGTTTACACCTTACCCATATGGCGCAGTTAAAGTGAGATTTGTTTGCGGACATACGGGAGTTACCCCGGACGTTATTTCGGAGTCAACAAAGATTGCCATGTTGATGCTGATTAACCATATGTACGAAAACAGACTACCGGTGTTGATTGGAAGTATCAGCAAAGAACTGGAATTTGCTGTTTATACGTTATTGGATCAAAACAAAATGATTTATTGAGGTGTATATGAATCCGGGCGAATTGAGAAGCAGAATCATAATTGAAAAACAGGCGATAGGATACAACGATTTCCACGGCCATACGGAAACATGGTCCACCCATGCCACTGTATGGGCAAAGGTTGACCACTTGTCTGGAAGAGAGCTTCAATTAGCGCAGCAAGTTTCCGCAGACATCAATTATGAATTTGTCATCCGGTACAGAGCGGACATGGCAGATACGAGAAAAACCGAACTATACAGGATCAATTATAACAACAAGATTTTCAATATCCGTGATGTGAAAGACCTGGACAACCGTCACGCATGGTTGTACCTGAAATGCGAGGTGCGGCAAAGTGAGCAGCCTGACTAACAATAGGTTTACGTATAAAAGCAACGTCCCGAATGTCAAGTATGCATTAAGCGAACTGGAAAAGGCCGCATTGAAAGAGATTGGGAAGTTCGTAACCAAGACCGCCAAGGCGAATGTAGACGAAGTCACAGAGAAAAGAACCGGGCTGTTAAGGCGGAAGATTGGTTACTGGATTAAACGGAAAGACAAAAGCGTCCAGGTGGGGGTAAGAAAAGAAGCGTTTTACGGACTGATGATTGAAAATGGACACCGGGTTTTTACCGCCAAGATGAAGGCGCAAGGGTACTACATTAACAAGCGCGGGCAGATGGTGCAAAGAGGTATCCTGAACAAAATGAAATCTGCATCCGGTAAGACAAGGCTTCACAACCTGACTGCAACGGAATTCGGCGGAAGCACTGTCCCGGCAAGGCCGTTTTTGACCCCGGCAGCGCAAGACCATATTTCTGAAATCCGGGAGATTGCAGCCAAGTATATCAAGGAAATCGAGAAGGACACAGTAACAATCAATTCTGGAGGGGATGAATGATGAACACAATTGAGTTGAAAAAAATGATATCGACGTTTCTCTTAACAAAGTGTTCAAAGTCCTACCCTTACGACAGCGTACCGGAAACTGCTGCAATTCCTTATGTGACTTTCAGGCTTGGAAGCAGTTTTACAGACGAGAACCAAAAAATGGAGCGGTTTACATTAACAATTGACTGTTTGGACAACAAATCAGATACAACGGCACTGGACACATTGGCGGGAAGCATTGACGGCGACGGCGCCATTGTAAACGCGACGGGGTTGCATAGAAAAAGGTATTTTTTAGACGGAACATTACAGGCGACATTTTACCGGGAAGCAAGGTTGGAACTGGACGACGAGGACCCGCAGATTAGAAGAAGGCAGTTAAGGTACGAAGTACAAGCTTATTTATAAGGGAGGAAAATGGATGAAAAGGGTGGCAATCATAGGGTATGCCCCAAGCTGGAAAGATGCACCATACAACGATCCGGATACGGAAATCTGGATTATGAATGATTTATATGATTTCGTTCCGAGGTTTGACAGGTTATTCGACATTCACATGATTGAAGAGATCAGGGTAAGGAAAAGCAGGGGCGAAGGAAACAAGTTGCATTATGACATGCTGAAAACTTTTGAGCAGCCCATTTACATGCAAGATCATTACGACGACATCCCGGCCAGTGTGAAATATCCGCTGGATATATTGACAAAAAAATATAGAACAGACGCCATGGGCGACAAGATTTTTATTACTTGCTCCGTGTCTCACATGTTAGCCCTGGCGATTTATGAGGGCTTCGACGAAATCATGCTTTATGGTATCCACGAAGCTGTTGACAGCGAATACAAAGACGAAATGCCATCTGTGGTCTACTGGCTTGGATACGCAATGGGCAAGGGAATCAAGGTCACAATTTCCCCGGATTCGCCATTGCTGAAAGCCTATTTCGTATACGGCTACGAAGAACCTGAATATGCGGAATTCCATCGTGCCTTGGAAGGTGAAAAGATCAGGATTCAAGGCATTCAGAAAGAGGCCATTAAGAAGCAACAGGGATTCCGGGACGAGGAAAACAAGTGCGCAGGCGCATTGGCGATGCTGGAACACATTAAAAAACTGACTACAACGTAAAGGAGGCGATTGACATAAAAGGCGAAGCGGCTTTCAACAAAGGATTTTCGGAGATCATCAGCGACCTGACAATAAAGTATCAGATCAGCCGAAGCAAACTTTTAAACAGCGGGGGAGGTTCCTGCGAAGAGTTTGCAGCGCGGACGGCTGAACTGAAAACACAATTGAAGGCCACTGATGATGACTTCGAAGCACTTTTCAAGAACTACCTGAAACTAATCGAAAGGGGGATTATCAAATGATCAAGGTTAATTTACAACTGTTCGCAGACCCGGATGATATCTTACTGGGCGACGGCGTATTTTCGTTCGGTTCCACAACATCATCCATGACCAATATTGCTCTAACTCGCGGCGGCGGGTCATTTTCCGTTGAGCGCGGGTATCGGCAGATTGAAGCAGATGGAGATTACGGGCCGGTAAAGAGCAGGATACGGATAACAAAATCTGTTGCCAAACTCAACATGAAGATATTGGAACTCTTGCACAGCAACATAGATGACTATTATCCCGGCCTGTCTTCAAACTATACGTCCGGCAGCACCACGGCATCCATCACCGGCTCCGAGCTAACATCCAATATCACGTCCAGCGACTACAAATATGTTGCATGGACCGGTTACTCCAAAGCGGGCAGAAGAGTTTACATCGAATTGCAGAACGCAATCAATCTGGAAAACATCAACTGGCCGCTTGTGGACAAGGATGAAGTTGTCGCAGATTGCACGTTTACCGCAGCATATGCGGCAAGCACACGGACAAAGGAACCCTGGAAAATTATTATGACAACGACGTCAAGCTAATCCCGATTTGCGGGAACCCACCCTATACGGAGGGGGCAACCCCTCCCACCCTTTTAAAGGAGGAAGATTATGGAAATTAAAGTAAGGGAATTTGAATTTGGCGATATACCCAAGTTGTCAAAGATACTTGCAAAGATTGGCGCGAAAGATGCGTTGAAACAGATATTTGCAAAGCCTGATATCCAGGAGAAGGATGTTAAAAAGAAGGCCGAAGCGGTCAAGAGGATGCAGGAGGAATTCGGTGCAGAGTTTGCCGCACTGATTATCACCAGCATCTGGCAGGCTGAACCTGAAATAAACGCATTTGTAGCAAGCCTGACAAATCAATCCGTGGATGAAGTTACCCACATGAAGCCAGATAAGATCAAAGCGATCATTGCAGAGATCGGGAAGACCGGAGCGTCATTGACTGATTTTTTCAAACTTGCGGCGAAATAGACGAGATCGACATATACGATACGCTATTGAGCCGGTACTCCAATATTGATTTTGTTTTGAGGCTGGACATCAACACAGGCATGAGATTATACGTGAAGGCGAAGGAAGAAAAGAGCAGGGATAAGATGTATCAGGCATGGGTGCAACTATATCCGCATTTTAACAAAGATACATTCATTCCGTTCAAAGATTTTTGCGACGGAAGCGCACGACCGGAAAGTAAAAAATCGGCAGAAGAGATTCTTGCCGAAGCAGAAGCAATCAAAAATCAAATACAGGGCGGGAGCTGTAAGGTAGTAAACGGACACGATTTGACGGATGGAAACGAAGTGGCGGTACTATACGGGCGTAAAAAGTGAGGGGGCGGTTATCATCGAGATATTCAGAATATTCGGAAGTATTTTTCTTTCAGACAATGATGTAAACAAAAAACTTGATAATGTCGATAAAAAAGCTTCCGGCGTAAGCAAGACCCTGGGTAACATGGCGAAGGGCTTTGACAAAGCCGGTTCCTCACTTAGTAAATTAGGCCGCGATTTATCTGTTGGACTGACCGCGCCACTTGTTGCCGTGGGCGCAGGCATAATAAAACTCGCCACCGGTGCAGCGGACTATGCGGATGAAGTGGGGCTAATGGCTGAAAAGACTGGCCTTTCTATTAAAAACGTTCAAGAACTGCGTTATGTCACGAATCAGCTTGACGTTGAATTTAGTACGATTCAAACATCCATCACTGCGTTTACGAATCAATTGAAAACAACCGACAGCGAAAGCAGCAATGCATCACAAGCACTGCAAAGACTTGGCATATCCATGAAAAACGCCAACGGAAGCACAAAGGATATGTCTATTCTGTACACCGAAGTCATCAAAAAATTATCAGGTGTTGAAAATGAAACCGACAGGAACATACTTGCATCCTCGCTGTTTGGACGGTCGTATTCTGAATTGATACCAATACTGAATGCGGGAAGCGATGAAATTGAAAGACTAACAGAGGAAGCAAACAAACTTGGGCTGATTATGTCCGACGAATCCATAATTTCCGCACGCGAGTTTGGGGATGCATGGGATAGGGTAAAAATGCAATTCGGCGCTGTGTTTCGCGAGATTGGGATGTCGTTTATCCCACTATTGCAGGATAAGTTAATTCCATTTATCCAGAATCAGGTTGTGCCTGTGTTTCATGGGCTTGCAAATTCGGTTGAGAATGTCGTTACGTGGTTTTCAAATTTAAGCCCATCGGCACAAAATGTTATCGGGGCATTGTTGTTGATAGCTGCAGCAACTGGCCCGCTGATATCGATATTTAGTAAAATTTCAACCACAATCAGCGGCTTAATTGCCGTATTACAATTTGTGATCTCACCAATTGGATTAATTATCATCGGTGTTGCGGCTTTGGCGGCGGTCGCATTCCTTCTGATAAAAAATTGGAATAAAGTCCCGCCATTCTTTAAAGCCTTGTGGGAGTTTATCAAGCTTGGCTTTGCAAGATGGGGTGTAGTGATTCAATTGAATTTGAGGCAGGTGCAGTATGCGCTCGCGAAATTTCTTGACTTCACTGCCGGAAATCTCATGGGTTCCATTTCAAGCCTTTTAGAACTGATGTCCCGCATACCAGGCGTGGGTGATGTATTCACAGGAGCCGCGAATAGTATAGGTTCATTGCAGGATAAAATCAAAAACTTTGTTGAAAACTCCCGCAATGACCTTGATACCGCAATAGCCAACGAAAAGGAGGCAGGCGGAAGGGTAGCGGACGCATGGGGCAATGCCATGGATAAACTTGGCGATATTGGACAGGGCATGAAAGATACTGTTTTGAGTGCGGTGGACAGCGTTAAGGGTATCTTCAAAAATGGATTTGATGAAGTCAAGCAAAAAAGTGTCCAAACGGTTACAACATTGGGTGAGACTGTGGAAGATGCCACTGAAAAGGTCAAGAAAGCCTATGAAAAATTCATATCCAACTTACGCGCCCTTGTGGGATGGGAAGAACGGGCATACGACAAGCGCATAGAAACGCTGGATTCCTTTGGCGCGGCTGTTGTGAAAGCTCTTACCAATCAATACAACGAGCAGCGCAAGGCGCAGGAGAAAGCCCTCAACAAAGAATTGGACGGGCTGAAAACAGCGCATGAAACAAAAATGAAACTGTATGATGAAGAGTACAACGCGAAACGCAAAACCATTGAGCAGACAAAGGACACTAATTTAAAGAAGCTTCAGTCAGATATTGACGCCTTGAACGCCTTGACCGATGCAGAGGAAAGGGCTTTAAAGGAACAGGAATATCAGACAAAGCTTTCCAATTTGAATAAACAAGTCCTGGAAGCTACCAGTTTGGAAGAGCGTTTGGAAGCTTTAAAGGAAATTGACGACCTAAAAGCGGAGCATGAGCGCGAAGCCGCTTTAGAAAGCCGCGAGTTGCAGATTAAGACATTGCAGGAGCAGATGGATGCCATTGAAGAAGCGGCGGAAAAGGAAGCTGCAGCTCTGGAAGAAACATACGACCTGAAAAAAGAAACTGCCGAAAAGGAATTAGAAGACCTTGAGGCTGCACTCAATGCCCGCATGGAGAAGATGCAGGAACATTATGACCAACTATTGGAGGAAGAATCATTAAACGCCGAAGCACGGCAATTATTGATGAACGAATCCAACGCGCAGATGATTCAAGACCTTTTGACAAAGTACAATCCGGAATGGCAGAATGTCGGACAGTCTTTCGGCGAGAGTTTAGTTATGGGTCTTAACAGCATGGCAACATCTATGAAAGACGCAATACGGAAAGCCCTTGGATTAGTACCTGATGAAGCCGAAACCGCCAATCAGCAAATGATTGATACATTACAGGAATTGGCGCAAAGATTTGCCGACCTTGGCAACGAAGAAGGCAAATTATACACGGAAGCCCTGATTGCCAAACTGCGTGCGGGTGCAACCGTAGTCAACGCCGAAACTGTCGCCATGGTTGCGAACATGGACAAAATATTCCAGATACTGAACTATAAGCTTCAATACGCCGTAGCAAAAACACAAGCTGAAAAGGACGCTATTTCCGCCGCCGCTAATCAGGTGCGTGCCACCATGCCCGCAGATGTTGCCGCATTGGTAGGGTCTAATGTGAGTATAGAACAGATGTTACAGAATGTGCAGAACACAATAGCAGCAGGGTTAGGAAGTACAAGCTATACAGGAAATGCAACGGCTCCTGTTGTTACAGGTAACGCTACTGCGCCCGTTGTCACAGGTAGCGCAACAGTCACACCTGCGGAATCATGGCAGCTTGACCATTACGAATCAAAAGCACCATACCGTGGAATTTACCACAAATATATCAATGGCGTAAAACAATCCGGATGGAAATATGGGCCACCCAAAAGCCCGTTATCGGCAACAGAACAAGCAGAATACAATACCTTTGTTGCAAATCATGGTCAACCCATATATGACACCAATTTTTACGCTTCCGGTACTCCATCTGCCCGCCGTGGTTGGGCTTTAGTAGGTGAAGAAGGGCCGGAGCTTGTCAAGTTCCACGGCGGCGAAACGGTCAAAAACGCGCGCGATACAGCAAAGGCAAGGGGGGTTACGCTAAACATTTACTGTAATCGTCCATCGGACATCAAAGAAGCGACACGCGAAGGGGAAATGTTGGTCAACAGATTGAGGACATTGGGGGGTGTGACTTAATGGGTAGAGTATTTTCAATCAATGGCGAAGAAGTTTTAGTCGATCCGAACTGGCATATAAGCGATGCATTAAATTCTCGTTCCTCTATGGAATTAACGGCTATTGAAATGACCAGCGTTCCAGAATTAGGGCAGGAGATTATTGTCTACAAACACCTTGAATCCGGCGAATCCGCCCGCGACATCGGCGACGCCACTTTCTCCCGCACCTCCAACGCAACCATGCAGGACGGGTCAAGCGTGACCGCCAATGTAACGCGGTATGAGACGGGGGTGTACGGGAATGCAATCACCATAGAAGAAGGCACGACAAATCACATTACCGCCCAATCATCATTTACCGTTTATACAGGTGCGTCCGCAACATCAACATTGGAAACGACCGGAGAATGGGCGGGATGGTATAAGGCAGAAATAACCAGAGTTGGTGGTGGTGGGTTTATTGCATATTTACAAACTAAAAGTCAACCAGTAGATGAAACAAGGACATATTCTATTGAATGGCATAATGCATCAGCAAATGTTTTACCATATTTAGCGGGATTGACGGTTAACGTTGGTTATTTATCGAACACAAGTGGTAATAAGTGGGCTACTACATATAAGAATATCGGAGGCACGGCGATAAACGAAACAATATACTTGCGCCATTTGACATTAGCTAATACTAATGTTAGTGAGACAGTTTATTATCGATATTACCAAAATGAGACAAAGGGTTATCCTACCACATTCATTGACGGCACTCGTTCCCCTGAAACACTCACCATCCCCGCCCCCGAAGAATCCGCAGGCACCATCCAATGCCGCATTAAGCCCCTACGTTCACCCGGCACAATAGAGCAATACATATTCGATGCAGGTGGACTTGGACTGAAAAATATGGAAGCCTATGTCAATACCGATGGGACGCTTGGGGTAAGGTATAGTAGTCCGGGTATAAATATTGTTTTAAATGGTGATTTTTCGAAGGGTAGTACATCATGGGGAGGTTCAAAATGTACATATGCAATGGCTAATAATCAGTGTTTGTTTACTGCCACAGAACAATATGGTGTAGTTATACAAACTATTGTTAATTATGCAAATTATAAATCGCACAAGTTATATTTTGCTGCTTTGATTAAAGTTGCAGATAGTAATGAAGTGTTTTATCTTAACGACGGAACAACACAAGTTGGAGGAAGTACACCTGCTGTTTATGGAGCATTCTCTTCGACTAGTAATGTAATGACAATATCATCAGCAGCAACTACTTTAGTTATAAGATTACAAGATAATAGGGCAGCAGGTTGGACTGAAATTGGATTAAAAAATATAATGTGCATTGATTTAACCTCACTTTTTGGCGCAGGTAACGAACCTTCCAAAGCGACGTGTGATACACTTTTTGCCACATGGTTTGATTATGTTACTCCTATAGTGCTCAAAGGTTCCACTATCCTCGCAAAAAATATATGGTATACAGTCGCATGGAAGTGGTCATCTTCAGGTGTGAAACTGTTACTCAACGGTGTGGAAGAGGATTCAAGCATTATACCGCCCGAAATGGTGCTACTTGATGAAGATAAAACAGTTAACAATGATGTTGAAAACGGCAACTTTGTTGATGGCAGTAATTGGACGCCAAACGGTTCAACGGAGAGTGTGGCAAACAATACTTACAGTGATACCGGAAATGGATCAAGCAGCGCACCATATTTTGAACAAGACACAGGCGTGACATACATAGGCACAAATTTGGTATACCTGTCTGTATTGGCAAGGGTAACAAATACATCATGCACTAAAATCCAGATTCAAGTGCGCGGCTCATCCAGCGGCGTTTCTACATATGATTTGAATACGCCGACACAGAATGAATGGTACAGGATTTCCAATATATTTACAATAGATTATACTTTTTCTGGTCATCTTATAGTTCGAATCATTCATACCTATACTGACGCTGCAACGGCAAACGGCAAGGTCATGGAATGTAGAGAAGTGCTTGATGTTGATCTAACTACAACATTTGGCAGGTATGATGAACCTGTAACCCGGTGGTGTGATGCTTATTTCAACAACTGGTTTGACAGTATGACACTTTCATCCAAAGTGAATTTTGGCAGGAATTTGAGCGTGACGAATATTGTCACGAATGGGGACTTTACAGATACATCAGGATGGAATGCATATGCATCAACACTATCAGCAGCAAGCAATACCCTTTCTGTAACAGGTGATGGTTCGGGTGAAGTAGCGGCAACTAATCAAAGCACTGGTTCGGCAATTGGAATAACAGATTATTACAATACCGTATTTTTAGTAAGAGTTACAAATGCATCGTGTACAAAAATCTATATCCAATATGACGGTTCAACAGGTGGAACAAACAAGGATGTATGGACACAACTTAATCCTATTCAGAATACATGGTATTCTGTTTCAATTAAAGACACTCCACCAGCTGATGCAACGGGTAATTTTAGGTTTACAATCAACCACGCCTACGCCGATGCTGCAACACAAAATGGAAAGGTGATGGAAATTAAATCTGTTGTCATTGTTAATGCGACAGATGATTTCGGAAGCAGTTTTGAACCGTCTACGGCATGGAGTACTGCCAATTTATTACCATGGTTTGACGGTACGACAACGTTATATGAACGGCTCGATGGATTACTTGATGATGTAAGGATATCCAATATAGCAAGAGAAGATAAAGACATCCTCGACACATACAACTACGGCGCAGCTTCTCCCATAGACGAGTATACAACGGCAAAGATACCATTCGATGATACGCTGGACATCTACGCTAGGCCTAAGATATTCGCGGGGACAATTGACACCGTGGAAGCAAATGAGCCTTTCCCTGGTGTACTGTACAACCACATTACCGCAGTGGACTTCAACCAATTGGCGGATAAAAGAGTCATCAATCAGTCCTATACGTCAGCCACGACCAGCGATATTGTGTACAACATCATTTCGGCGGTGCTGACCGAAGAAGGGGTAACGGCGGGAACGATTGAGACAGGGCCGATATTGACGGAGGTGCATTTCAATTATATATCATGCAGCGAGGCATTGAATTACCTCAAGACCGCAACGGGGATGAACTGGAATATCGACTTTGAAAAGAGGCTTAACTTTACATCCAGTACCTTGACACTGGCGCCGTGGACGTTGAATGATTCTGTGCAGCATGAAAAATTCGCGGTAAAGAAAACCCGCGATCAGTACAGGAACAGGCAATACATAAGACTTGGCACAGGTAAGGTATTGGGCATACAAAGCGAAGCCCCTACACCCGCGCCGGACGGACTATCTAAGACGTTTATTTTAAAATACCCTATTGCCAAGCAGCCGACAATCAACATTAACGGAACAGCCTTGGCAACCTCCGACGTGGGCGTGCTAAACGTGGATTCGGGGAAAAAGTGGTACTTCCAGTACAGCAGCCCCAACATCACACAGGACGATTCCGAAGCGACGTTGAGCGCAGCCGACACCATTACAGTAGACTATACCGGGAAACGTCCGGTTATTGTGTCAACCGACAACGAAGCGGAGATTTACAATCGTGAGCAGGCAGAAACCGGAACATCAGGAATATATGAAAACGTCCAGACGGAACAGACTATCAACGACAACGACCAGGGAACAGAGTATAGCGAAGGATTGATCCTGAAGTATGGGGAAATTGCTGTTGTGGCAACATTTGAAACCGAAGTCCCTGGGCTTAGGATAGGACAAGTTCTCCCCATACAAAAATCGCTCTATGGGATAACGTCCGACTTCCTGATTGAATCCGTTGATCTGAATACAATTGACTGGCAGAAAGTCCATTATTCCGTAAAAGCCATTGCAGGTGCGGCCCTGGGTGGATGGGAAAAAATGTTCCAAGACCTGGTGAGGAAGTCAAAGGGGTATACGATCAGCGAAAACGAACTATTGATTATCCTGAACACGCAGACAGAAAAGGAAACATGGGGAGGTACGACCACCGTAACCATACAGGACAAGTACGGGAATAGTTGGAAGAAAATAGGGCAGTTAGGGAGTGAAACCGACATAAAGTCACTTGTAAGTCTTGGAAGTGGTGTTGCGCTGGCCGGAACGTCTCCAACTGGCAAGATATACAAGACTTCCGATTACGGAGATACGTGGACAATGATAACACAATTGAGCGCAGAAACAACGGTAATGTGTTTTCAAAATATGGGTAGTGGGTTAGTATTGGCGGGTACATCTCCAACCGGCGAAATATTTTTTTCATCAAACAGTGGAAATACATGGTCGTTAGTAACAAGGCTTGGAAGCACAACTGCGGTATATGCCATGGCTCACGCCGGATCATATGTAGTTGCAGTGGCGGGCAACCAAATATACCAAAGCACAAATTCGGGAGGAACATGGAATCTAAAATATACAGCTTCCGGAACGGTAAGCGCAGTATGTTTTGATACGGCAGGTGTTTTCCTTGCGGGAACGACTTCTGGCAATGTATACAAAAGTTTAGACGGTGGCGCTACGTGGAGCTATGTTACAAATATCGGTGTTGAAATATACTGCCTTGAATCGCTAAATGGCGGGATTGAACTGGCTGGAACCACTGGATTCGGAGTGTCGGGGGTATATAAAAGCATAAATTATGGTTCAAACTGGGCTCATATAAATTATAGCGGTGTTTATGCAATTGAAAAATTAAGCAATAACGAAGTGTTGCTAAGCGAAAATGGGGAAATTGCAAAAAGCACAAATTCTGGTACGTCGTGGAGCATAATAAATGGATCTCAAAGCATTATGGGGCATATTGCTTGGTCTATATGCGATCTTGGAAATGGCAAAGTTTTATGTGGCGTTGAGCGTGTTGGGAAAGTATATAAAAGCCCATCAAATGGAGTAGGAGTGACGTTATATGATTAAAGAGATCGGATTATGGAATGGGACTTTTGAAATCAGCATCAAGAATAAGCAAACGGGAGAGACAAAAAAAGAGGTCGTTCACAACCGTATCATGAACGCAGGATTGCAGGAAATCGTAAAACCGTTGTATGGTACTGCGGCAAACCTGGAAATCAAATACCTTGCGCTTGGCACAGGAACGACTGCAATCACTGACAACGACGCGGCCCTTGCGTCCGAGTCTGTCAGGCTATCCGCAAATGCCACTTTGTCTGCTACGGCAACGGGACAGGTGACGAGTGAGTTTATCTTGACTGAAACAGCCATGATTACAGCCATACAGGAGATCGGGATATTCTGCGGGACATCAGCAAGTTTAACGGCGGATGTGGGGATCATGCTTAGCCGTATACTATGGTATCACAACCATACGGCAACGGAAGAAATCACATTCAGACGGATTGACCAGGTATCACGGGGCTAAACGAACCGGCTACCGATGCGGGCACACCGGCAGCCGTATTATACCTTCCCTTGTCGGGCGGTGCGTCCAACAGAGGAAGGCAAAGACTATTCTATCACAAACGAAAGGGGCGGTGCAATGTGAGCGAAAAGGAAAATGAAATACTTCTTGAAATCCGTGATAAGGTTATCAGGATAGAAACCAAAATCGAGGACTATGGCAATATCCGCGATAAGCTTGACAAGGCTTACGGAATGTCGTGCAACAACAGGGAGGACATAACGGAAATGAAGGATAGCCAGAAATGGCTATGGCGCACAGTGGGCGGCAGTATCATTGCCGGAATTATCGCTTTTATCTTTAAATGGGGAGGGAAGTAAATGTATACTATTCTGAATGATTTCAACCTGGCGAAAAATTTTAAACTGTCCGAATTCGTCTGTCATGACGGTTCCGGAAAGGTAATCATCGTCCCGGCTCTTGTTGAGAAGCTTCAAGCCCTGCGGGACAAACTAGGTAAACCCATTACCGTGGTGAGTGCATACCGGACAGAAGAATACAACAAGAAATGCGGCGGCGCGCCTGCATCACAGCATTTGTACGGGAAGGCCGCAGACATCAAAGTATCGGGAGTAACGCCGTTGCAGGTGGCATTACTCGCTGAATCTGTCGGATTCAACGGGATTGGCGTATATACCCATGACGGTAACTACTTCACCCATGTGGATGTACGGCCCACAAAATCATATTGGAAAGATGCTGCAGGGCATAAGCTCATATCTATAAAATCATTGAAGGAGGTGTAAAAAATGAATGAAAAACTATTAGAACGCATTATGAAGCTTTTAGAGGTCAAGTCACTCGTTACCTTTGGCATAATCGGCCTGGTTATTCACCTGGCCGTAAAAGGTACTATTGAGCCAAAAGACGTTGTACTTTTTGCCGGTATGATCCTGACATACTTCTTTAATCGGAAGCCAAACGAAACCAAGGAGGGATGATTATGCCTGAATGCCCATGCCTATTCTGCAAAGGTATCCCCATTAGCAACAGAACGCCCTGTACTGACTTTTGCAGCATATATCTGGAATGGAAGAGCAAACCGCCTTAACGCCCGGGAAACCGGGCTTATTTATTGCGCTTTTGCGGATTTCATTTTAATTTTACGTTGCCCAAAATAGTTCTTTCGGCAAGTTCCAATCCACCCGGTGAATACAGTATCGTATTTGTGCCGATTGTTTTGGTGCCAGGGTATGCAGCAAGAGATGCTACGCTATCCATAAAATTTCCCATAGTATTCATGAATTCTTTTCTCTGAGTGTCGGATATCTCCCATGATGAAAGATGAGAAAGATATAGTTTTACCGTTGCTGTAGTGCCATAGACCGAAGTGCTAAATTTACTTATTACGCCGTCCTTATTTATTACGCTAAGTTTTTCCTTAACCATATCATTAAACTTATCCGGATCTATTCCTTCTTGGGTTGCTTTCGTAGTTGTTTCAATTTTTTTAGTTGTCTCCGACCCGGTTGCTGTCTGCACGTTTTTTATAGTGGTTAAATCTGTCGATGCTGTTGTATCTGCCTTATCGTCCCCAAAAATTAATCCCAAGGCTACAATTGCCAAAACAGCCATCACGAATATGCCAAGAACAGTCCTGCACCCTATCCGTTTTCTTTGTGGCTTTATGTTGTAATTTGGCTGATTAAATGATAGTCCGCATTGCGGGCAAAAATTAGAATTATCTGGGTTTTCCTTACCGCAACGATTACAGATCACAATAATCACCACCCACCTTTTTGTACATATCATATACCAAAATTTTCACAATTACAAGAGGGCTATGATGAACTAAAACTATTTGACATGGGTTTATTTGAATGAAAGTTTGAGAATAGAATAAGTGAAATGTATAGTGCAATAGTCTTGGTTATAAAGCCCTATTTTATATTAAGATTTGATAACAATGTGGTAATATGTTTATGTTTTGATGTACAATTTATAATACATTCCTCGTTAAATATTTATTAAGGTCGGTGATGCAGATGCTTGTCTAAAATTTGGCAACCTCCGTTGACACATACAAAAGCGTGGTGATATAATCAAAACAGAACAAGTGTTCTTTTTTTATCTCTGGCAAATATGAAATACGGAGGATTTGAAGTATGGAAAGTAAAGCAGTTGAGGAATACGTTAGTAAAAGATGTGAGGAAATCATTTCAAAAGATGAAGAATGTCACAACATTAATAAAAAGATATTGAGCATCGAAAAGGAGCTTGTGCCATTTCTCCCTGTGGAATTAAAAAATAAACTACTTGAGATCGACAGGCTTTCACACATGCTTATCAATCGGATATGCCTTTTAACATACGATAAAATTACGATAAACCGATAAATTTACGACATTTTTTCAGGGCCGAAATCCCAAAATATGGTGATTATCTTACGAATCAAGCCTTGAAATATGCTATTTAATTATGTTATATTGTTATTGACAGTATAACATAATTTCGGGGGATTAACTCAGTGGGTTAATATTACAAAGGCAATTATAAAACCTTGCACCGCTTGATATAAGCGAATCGCAAGGTTTTTATCATTCTTATTTTTAGTGAAAATTACGATAATTTTACGATAATTATTGTTTTGCCAATCTTCTTTGTGTAAAATCAATCACATTGCTTTCCTGTTTTTTGGTTTTTATATTCTTCATGGATTCGTCCAGTTCAACATAAGCTGTTTCAATTTTATCTGCCACGCTTATGGTGTCAGCAAGCATCAAACCGTATATATCCAATGTGGTAGTTGACTGGTCATGCCCCAATGCTTCCTGAAGTTCCGACAGGCTTACTTTGCCTTTGGAGAGATACACAAATGTATGACGGAACATGTGCGGGGTAACGTGAAAATCAAACTTCTTCTTCGCCAGTATATTGTTAAAACTGGATGAGCGCAGCGGCGTACCTTCCTTTGATACAAATATTGTATCGGTCTTTTGGTATATGGCCGGGTTATGCTCCTTTTCAAGTTGATTTTTCCATCCCGAGAGATAAACCGTTGCGTGTTCTGTCAGTGGGACATAGTGGTAATTGTTATCCTTCGGCGTATCAACTCCGTATTTTGTACGGTTTTCTTCTATTGCAATTCTCTTTTCTTTAAAGTCCATATTCGACCATTTCAGGGCTAATAATTCGCCCCTGCGAAGTCCCGTGGCAAGCATAAACAAGATTGCATACAGCCATCTCGACTTGGTGAACTTCTCAATAATAGCAGCCAATTCTTCCAGGTTGAACGTCTTACGTATCGGTATCCTTCCTTTGGGTAGTTTTGTGTCCCTGGTGGGATTAAAGTCAACCAGCCGTTCATCCTCATTTGCCGAGATAAACGCTGCGCTCAAAGCCTTACGGACATTCTTTATCAAGGAAGCAGAATATTTATCATTAATAAGGTCAGTAATCATTTTCTGCACTTCTGACTTTGTGACGTGCCTTAGTTGAAGGTTTCGCATATACTTCTTTATATACTTTTCATAGGCGAATTTATAATTGTTATAAGTAGAAGGTTTCTTGTATGGCTTGACGTAATTTTCTAACCATCTATCCATCCAGTCAAACAGTTTTGTTTTATCTCCGTTGATGCAGCCGATTATCTTCTTGATTTTCCTCTGAAGTTCCGATAAGTCCATATCGGATTCGTATCTGGTTTCACCATCAATCATCTGTTTCCATTCATACCGTCCGTCTGGTCTTTTGTAGATGTTACCCATACCATTCGGTTTCCTGGTCCTCATGTCTATTCCTCCGTATCGTCACACAGATAATCCAATGATACTCCGAAATATTTTTTATACTTATTTAGTACGGCAAGCGTGGGTTCATGAATATCGTTTTCGTACTTACTGATTTGACCGCACGACATTCCAATTTCTTCCGCAAGCATCCGAGTTGTCAAGCCTTTTGATTCTCTCAATTTCCTGATCTTATTCCCAAACACGCTCAATTTAAACATCCCTTCCGTTTTTGATTACTAAACTAATCAGAGTATAATATATATTTTTAAAAAATGCAACAAAATTGTTATTGACAAACATCCGCATGGGTGGTAGAGTATAAATAGAGTGATTCCCAAACGAATCACATAGAGAGATAAAGTGAGGAAAATGCTATGTATCCAGAATTGTTCAAGCTCATGGGGTGCGCCAACATGACCCATAAAGAGTTGGCAGAAATCATCGGCATATCTCAACAAGCCGCTTCTCTAAAAATCAGAGGCAAAACAGAATTCAAGCGTTCCGAAATGCAAAAAATCAAGGCATATTTTCAAAAAGATCATACCGGTATCACCATGGACCAAATTTTCACGATGGATATTTTTTTACCACAATGATTCCTAAACGAAACAAACCCGCTTAGTTCCATGCATCCTAAAAAGAAAATGTAATGTTCAATTTAAAAGAGGGGAGGAATTATGTATCAATACCATCGGATAAGAATCAGCAAAACAACCACACGAGATGAACACCGCCTAGTCATGGAGGAAAAGCTAGGCAGGAAACTTGCGATGGATGAAATTGTCCACCACAAGGACGAAAACAAGGAAAACAATAATCTTGATAACTTGGAACTGACAAATAGGGCAGAACATGCTAGACTTCACTTTCCGCACGGTCAACCGGTAAGCGAAGAAACGCGGAGAATGCTAAGCAATAAGTACAAAGGAAAGCCAAGATATTATTGTACAAAGTATACAAGCGAGCAGATTAAGGATTGGTACATAAAAAAGATGAACGGCGTTACATTACGGCAAATTGAGCGAGAAACAGGGGTAAACCACGGAACGGTATGCGACATTTTGAATGGCAAAGTATTGGCATACAGGACCATATTGGCGGAAATTATGAAATACGTTTAGTTCCATGTCCCAGCTAATGTTCAAATTACACAGCAAAGAGGTGATCAGCAATTGTACCACGCAGTTACGCCGGTAAGTTCAGCGACAAAGATTCTATCATTCGCACCAATATATTGCCACAGATTATCGCGGATTTGTTCACAGGAATCATCGGTATCCAGTACATAGGATGATGAAGTGGGCATTGCAAAATGATACTTTTTGATCGCCATCAGCAGCTTTGGACACGGCGTACGCAACTCGCACACAAGCAATTTGGGCATACATTCATTAACTCCCTTCAACAGTATTTTACCACATGAGGGAGGAGAATGGAAGAATATTGCGGATAATGTTCAAATCTAAAGGAAATGAGGGGGAAGGATGACAACACAAAAAAATACCGCACACGAAGGTCAAGTTCGCCCGCGGATGAAACTTGAGAAAACTGAGATCAGCCAAATAAAGTCTGAAATTTACTTGATTCTCGCTAATAACAACCTTTTAATACGGCAATCCAAGGACGTATTGTTGGATGTTATTGCAGGCCTTGATGAATGCAGACCATGGGATCATTCGCAGATGGAAAATAATCTTAAGGCATATGAAGCAATGAGAACCAACGAAGCAATTACTGCTTCTGATTTTTCAAGGCTTCAAGAAACTGATCCTGCAGCTGGTCGGCAACCTGTTGAACAACCTTGACTACGTACACCTGAAATCTTCTCATCATATCGATAGCGAGGCTGTTAGCATACAAATCGCTATCGCTGATGGAATCCCCGAATTGCTCCCGGTATTTTTCCATGAGGCTTTCAAGTTGATTTTTTGGTAATACATTTTTTGTATACTTGGCGGCATCTTCGGAAATCTGTGGGACATCGATTCTTTTCAAATACATTCACCTCCCTTCGACAGCATTCTATCACAGGGAGGAAGAAATAGGAAGGGAGGAAGGACATACGGATTACAAATCAGTACTGGAAGAACAGATTAGGGAATTGCAGAAGGTACAGGATCGCAATGTAAATACTGGCAGGTCAGACGAGGCTTGCAGGGTAGCAGAAACAATATCCCATCTGGTGGTCTTAGCAGAAGGTAGGTAAAAAAGTAAAGGGGCCGGGTAAATTTATTTGTTTATAGCTTTCTCTACGGCATTAATAAGATCAATAACCGATTGTACTTTTCCTTCGGTAGACGTGTTTTCATCGAAGAAATTAGGGCTACTGATGGCGGCAATAACGATTCTCTCCGTTTCGCCACTAAGTTTTACCATTTAACCACCCCTTTTGATCGGCCCCTTTACGATACGGATTCTATCAAAGTATGGAAGATAAAGCAAGGAGGAAGGGCATACGAACGAATTACAAATCTTCAATTACAACGACAAGCAGGTAAGGACAGTTGAGAAGGATGGAGAACCGTGGTTTGTTGCTGCGGATGTGTGTGATGTTCTCGATATTGACACCAGTGTTTCGGTGAACGGACAGAAAAGGTATATAGGCGAATCATCGTTTTTAAGCGGTGGATTAGACGATGACGAGAAGGATACTCACACTGTGAGTACCCCCGGTGGAAATCAATCAATGATAATAGTAAGCGAAGCCGGATTGTACAGTTTAATTCTGAAATCCCGCAAGCCCGAAGCCAAACAATTCAAACGCTGGATCACCCACGAAGTCATTCCATCCATACGCAAAACAGGCGGGTACATCGGCAATGATGAAATGTTCATTAATACCTATCTGCCATTTGCAGATGATACCACACGCATTATGTTCCGGTCCACGCTTGAAACCGTCCGCAAGCAGAATGAGCTTATCAAATCTCAAAAGAAGGAACTCCAGCACAAAGAGGATGTCATTATCGGATTGGTTGACAAGGTTACACTTGCCGAGAAACGGCAGATTTTAAACCGTGTTGTCCGGTACAGAAACGCCAATTTTCAAGAGCGTTGGAAGGAACTCTATCGACAGTTTGAAATGAAATACCACATCGGAAGCCTGAAAGAACGGTTTGAACTCTACAACGAAGATCACAAGCCCAAGATGAAAAACGTACTTGACTATGTTGATCGGGTGATGGGTAAGGTCCCTGAAATGTACGAGATCGCCTGTAAGCTTTACGAGAACGACATAAAGGAACTGACTGAACAGCTATATGGTATATCGGCGTAATTGGCAATCCAGCACAGCCCAATAAAGGAGGTATATCATGAATACCCAAACTAATGAAATTCTCACAAAGGACACATTGGCAGAGACAGAAAAACAATTTGGCGGCAAACATTGGTCACAATTCAACGATACAGAAAACATGTTTGCCTTGATGAACGCCATATCAGACAATGCCCGCAAGGATGAACACTTGAAATTAATCGGGGATACGCATTTTTCCATGACATGGGACGAATTTAAAACCCTGATAGCGGTACATGGTTTTGTAAAAGCACTTGTGTATGACTTTAAATATAAAGATAACACAGACGAGGCAATACTTTATTATCATCCGCAAAAGGGACTAGTCATATTTGCGACAAGCTTTGGAAACAAGAAGACTGTCAATGGCGGTCATCTTTATGGAGAAATCCAAGCTAACAGTGAAGAGGATTCAAAGACTGTATGGAGATGGATTTCCACCGGTGGTTGTATTGATTCAGAAAAACTTATATTTGACACATCCCACGATGTAAGAGAAGGTCTATTCTCCAAACTAGAAACGCTTGAATCCGCAGGGAAGTTCCTGAATAAATGGACAGATAAAAACAGGTTCTTGTGGTTTGTTGATTATGTTGAAGATGACGAACCGGATTATGACTACAAAAAAATAACCCAAGAAAAAATTGAAAGATGCCCTCGGGAATTCAAGGACATTATCGGGAGATAAGGAGGTATATATGCAAATCAAAGGTTACTGCGGTATATGCCGTATATGTTTTGAGCCTGTCAAAACAGGTGAGGAATACAGGGTACATCCGGCAGGCATGACATTCCACGCAAGATGCACTGACGAGAAACCGGACAGCTATTATCTAAAACTGGAACGTAGGCGGGCGGAGAAACTGCGATAATCTATTGCGGCGGCACTCGCTAAATCGGCTACGGCTCTGGCGAGGGATTACCTGGCAGTAACAGCCGCCGCAAAAATAAAAAAGGAGGATTTTAACATGGGAGTAAAGGGGATAAAAGGATTCAACAAAGGGATGATTTGCGACAAATTCAATTGTTCAAAGCAGTACGCGGAGAATACGGAGTATGAAGAAAAAGTAATACCTTCCTGTTGTAGCGCAGGAATGCATATCGTTGAAAACCCGCTTGATGTATTCAGTTATTATGCTCCGGGTGAAAGTGAGTATGCGGAAGTAGAGGCAATAGGGGATGTCGCAAGGCATGATGGAGATTCCAAAATTTCCACAAATAAACTGAGGGTAGGCTTGAAAATTGATTTAAAAAGCGTAATCAAAACAAGTATTTATTTCATTTTTTTAAAAAATCTCCATTAGGGGATTTTTTTATATCATTTCACTTTAACTTAATATTTTGTCCCAGATACAGTAGCTCTTGATGATATAATCACCTTAATGTCGGCAGAAATTAATAAACCTCATAAATATGACGTTGATATAATCGGCAATTTTCCCAAAGAAATGGAAGATAGAATCGATGTTTCTAATAAAAAAGCTTTTATTTTTGACATTGGCGGGGTAATTCTCAACCTGGACACTACGAATACTATCAAACCAGCAGAAGCTTTTTCGGTTATGTTCAATATTCCTCCTGAAGAAGGGTATCAAATTTGGAAAGGCGATGATTATAAAAAAATGCAAATTGGTGAAAAATCTCCACAACAATTTTTGCAAAATTTAAAAAAAAATTTACCAACAAAAAAAAGTGTTGACGAATTAATGGCAGAATGGATTCCTCTTTGGTCAATGAAAGAAAATTGTATAGATTGGAAATTATTAAAGTTCATTGATGAATTAAAGAAGAAATATAAAGTTTACATAATGAGTGATGGCATTAATTTAGATCAAGACAATGAAATTACTAAAAAAATTAAAAAACAATTTGACGGCTGTTTTGTTTCCTATGAAACTGGACTTAAAAAATCAAATCCAGATTCATTTTTAAACGTTTTGGATAGCATTCAATTAAAACCTGAAGAATGTATTTTTATTGATGATACTCAAAAACATCTTGTCTTAGCTAACCAAATTGGTTTTGCGGTCGTTCAATATTCAGGATTGGATAATTTTAAAAAAAGATTAAAAAATTATTAATCCTTTTTTTGTCCCCAAATACAATAATAATCTTTTTTGTCTTTACTAATATTCAATATCAAAAAATCACTAAAAAGGTTAAAAATAAGCTTTTTATTAAAGATATAATGAGGGA